GAGCCCCCACGCCGCTTGGTAGGGCGGGCGGCGATGATCCGGGTGGCCCGGCCGATGAACTCCATGAGGTCGTCGCCGCTGGCCTTGGCGTTGATCGCGTGCCGCTCGAATCGCATCCACTCGGATACGCCGGCCCACTTCGGGGTGACGCCGTCGGCCTCGAACGCCGGCTGCCCGTTCTCGTCCTCCACCACGGGCCGGGACTGGTCGATGGTGTCGCGGATGAGCGCGTACATCGCGGACAGCCCGGCGAGGTCGTTGGAGTCGAGGCCCTGGTCGGCGGCGAAGGAGAAGGCGAGCATCGGCATGATGCCCACCTCGTCGGCGAGCCGGAACCATTCGCCGAGGAACTCGATCCGGCCGTCGTCGATGGTCTCGGCGGCGCCTTCCGCGCGGGCCTGGAGCTCGCCGGTGGTGACCGGCTCGTGCCGGGGGGCGGGGCGTGCGGTGAGTGCGCTGGGCTGCATCTGGGTGACCCCCGGCCGGGCCGCCGCGCCTGCGACACCGACCGGAAGGATCAGGCCCTGCTCAGCCACGGGTGGTACCCGCGCCGGCCATGTAGATCGGCTCGCCGGCGCCGTCCGGCTCGAAGTTGAACGTCACCGGCAGGGAGGCGTTGGAGGCGCCCTTCTGCCGCTGCACGCCGACCTCGCCGACCTGGAAGCACTGCATGCCCCACCAGCGCTCGGTGAAGTCGGAGGACTCCCAGCCGAGCTGGCAGCGGACCTCGGCACCCATCTTCGGCAGCGTGAAGGTGGTGAGCAATGTCGCGCCCGAGCCCGAGGTGGACTTGGTGCCGCCGTTGAAGACCCGCTTGAAGGTCGTCATGTTGATCATCATGAGGTCGGTCTCGATGCCGACGTTGCGGCTGGTCACGACGTTGAGCAGCGGGTCAAGGTACTCGGCGGCCTCCACCGCCTCGGTCTCGAACTCGATGTTGAGAGTGTGGCCTTCACGGGTGACCCCGAGCAGGTTCCAGCCGGCACCCCAGTTGTCGGTGAAGACGGAGCCCGCGACGGTGTTGGTCGGCGCCGCACCGGCGCCGAGGTCGGACGAGTAGAGGGCACCCGCGCCGAAGGCGAGCGACCCCTTGGGGACGGTCACAGCTGGCATTGCTATCTCCTACCTCTAGGTCTTAGACCCTGGGACAGTTGTGGCCCCTGCCGTCCTGGACGGTCCGGGGATGGTGCTACGCGACCGGCGCGAGCCGGACGCTGAACTGCACGAGCAGCCGCGGGGTGACGCCGTCGGGCGCCCACGCCGGGCCTTGAATGTCGGCCACGGCCCGGAGCACGGCGCCGCCGACCACCTGCGGCGGTCCGGACAGGCCGGACTCCAGTTCGGCACAGAGCGCAGTCGCTGCGGTGGTGGCCGCCTCTCTGGTGCCGCCGTAGACCTGGGCGGCGATCACCGCGACCTGGTCGGGGTTCTCCGGCGAGTCGTCGGACCGCCCGGAGATCAGCATCTCCTCGCACAGCGCGTAGGTGGCGACGGCGGCACCGCGCAGCCGCTTGAAGTGAGCGCCCTTCTGGAGCGGGTTGCCGGGCCCGACCAGGCCGCCCCGGCCGTTGATCCAGTCGATGACGGCGCCGAGCGCGTTGACGTACGTCCGCATGGTCACAGCACCCTCCCGGCGAGGTCGGCCAGCGCGGCCCGGCACCACGGGTACGGCCGGGTGCCGGGGTGGTCGACGTGCTTGCCGAAGATCTGCCCGGTGCGACGGTTGGCGAGCACCTTGGCGTTCCGCGCGTCGATCGGATGCGCCCGGGTGCCGAGCTCGAGCCCGACCGGGTACGGGTACCCGTCGGGGGTCTCGGCGTCCGAGCCGATATCCCACCACGGGCCGAGCGGGTCGGCGCCGGCTTCGATGTGGATCCGGGACCGGGCGTACCCGGCGGGTCGGCCGTGCGAGCCGTCCCGGCTCACCGGGATCCGGCGCCGCTGGCCCTCGGCCACGATCGCCGCCCCGGCGTACATGGCCACGGCCACCCCGGGCTCGCGCTCGATCGCGCGCTCCCATCCCTGCTGAAAGATGACCTTGACCTGTTCCATGGCTCAGCCGTTCGCCTGCTCGGTGGCCGACGCGGCCACCGGGTCGGGCGCCTCGGCGGGGGTCGGCGCCCACGCCTGGAGGTCGGCCTTGGTGGTCGCCTTGGCGGTGGCCCACTCCTCGTCGCCGCCGGACCGCACAACGTAGCTCACCCAGTCGGCCTTGACCGCGCCGTCGTCCGGGCGGACCGGCGCGGCGGTCGGGTCGGGCAGCTGCTCGGCCGGGGCGGGGTTGCCGTGCTCGTCCGGCTCGGGCTCGGGGATGGCGCGCAGGTCGTCCAGGCTGGCCGCCTTGGCGTCGCCGTCGCTCCAGCCCTGCGCGAGCGCGTACGCCTCCCACGCGGCGCGGTCCTCGTCGTCGTCGGCCGGGCGCGGCGACGCGTCGCTGCGCAGCGGCATGACGTGCCCCTCCTCGCCGACGACCAGGCCCCAGCGTTCCACCACGTCGGCGGCCACGCGGTCGCCGCGCTGGTAACCGTTGACCATGGATCCGGGCGGACCGAACGCCCGCAGGGCCACGAACTCGGCACCCATCAGACACCCCCTGCAAGGTAGTACTTGATCTCGGTGGCAGTGCCGTCGATGGCGATGGCACAGCGGCCGTTGGCGTCGCCCCAGGCGGGATCGACGCGGCCGGCCCAGACCTGCCCGGCGGGGAGGGTGATCGTCTTGTCAGCGACGGCGAGGCCACCGGCGAGGTTGTTGGTGGTGATGGTGACGACGTGCGCCCCCGCGCCGGTGTTCCGTATGACCATGAACGTCCCGGCGGGCACGGTGTCGGCGGCGGCCGTCCCGGTGATCTCGGTCAGCGCGGCGAAGTTGTTGGATCCCACCGCCTGCGGTGAGTAGTCGGTCATTGGTTAGTTCTCCTCACAGATACCAGTCCCCCCACCGCACCGGTTCGGGCGCGTAGAGCACGGGCGAGGCGGTGGCGGGGTTGTCCCCGCCCGCGTTGTCGACGGCGGTCACGAACACTTTCCAGTCGGCGTCGTACTGGGCCTGCATCCGGGCGACCGCGGCAGCGATGTCCTGGTCGTCGCGGGGGTAGGCCAGGGCCAGCGCGATTGCGGCCCGCAGCGCGGTGATGGCCGCCGCGAGGTCGTAGAGCGCGGCAGGGACGGTCCCGGCGGCGGCGCCGACCATGACGGCCGCCTGGCTGATGTGTTCCTGGGCGTGGGTGGCGTTCGGTTCGGTGGTGGCGGTGAACGTCCCCGACGGCGTCTGCTGGCCCGGCGTGGTCGTGTCGACGGTCAGCCACGGCACCCAGATGGCAACCTGCTGAAGCGTCGGCTCCCACGGCTGAGACATTTCCTCACCTCCGTTCCGCAACGGCGTTGCATGCGACGGTCAGTGGGTGTACAGTTATGGCATGACGACGACGAAGAACCGCAGCCGCCGCATCTACACGGTGTCCACCGAGACCGGCCCCACCGGAAGCAACTTCATCACCGAATCCGTGAGGGACTCCAACGCCTACTCGGTCGTCAAGCCCGATGGCACGCAGGTCGCCAAGTCGCACCGCGTCAACGCCAAGCTGGACATGTGGACCGTCGTCATCAACGGCAAGTGGGTCGGCGTCGTCACCGAGGCCAAGGCGATCAAGACCCTGAAGGGACTGATCTGAGCCATGATGACCACCGTCAGCGCGTTCGACCAGCAGCCCGTCATTGGCCAGCACGTCACCGGCACCAGCACCGGATACCGCAAGAACGGCACCGTTGCCTACGCCGCCACGTGGTCCGGCATCTACCTCGGCATCCGCAACGACGCGTTCGACGGCGACGCGATGCACCAGTTCGACGGCGGCGAGATCAACGGCGTCCCGCAGGCCCGCCACTCCATTCCCGTCGCCAAGTTCAGCAACCGGCGGCCGGTCACCAACTGAGTGAACGACCTGACGCGGCGGCAGGGGGAGACGGACCCCTGCCGCCGCGCAGCCGTGTCCGGACTGCGGGCGCGAACGGGCAGCCGGACAGGTCATCTCAGGCCGCCGAGGACAGCTCGGCCTCGCGGGCGGTGACCCGCTCGATGAGCTTCGGCTTGGTCAGTGACTCGGCCTCCGCGCGGTCGACGCCGATACTCTCGGCGTACGCCTCCCACATCGGCTTGACGTCCGAGTCCTTCGGCCGCTCCACCACCGTGGTCGTCTCGGCCGTCGTGCCGTCCGGCTGGGCGACCGCGCCCGGCGTGAAGACCTGGGCCAGCACCTCTGGGTTGGGCAGCGCGGGAGCGCCGAGGTCGGCCACCGGCGGCGGGGAGCCGATCGGCAGGATCATGCCGGCGTTGGCCAGCGCCGCCAGAATCGCGGGGTCGGCCCATTCGGGCACGTCCTCGCCACGCTTGACGATCACCG